CCCCAATTAACAATAATACCGTTAATGTCAGGGGTTTTTAAATCATCAAATAATGATTTCTTTACGCCAATGTCGGATAAATCAACTTGCTTCATAACGTCTTTAAGGCTTCAATAAGTTTAGGGTGTGGATATACATCAGCTTTGTCTTTGCGTACGCTATTGTGGGTAAAAACGCCATTTGAACCACTTAACGCACGTTTAGTAACGTCCCAAATATCTGCGTTGTAAGTTAAATCAATTCCGTATTTATCCTTCCAAAGTTTTAACAACTCCACCACCGATTGTATTTGCTCATCTGTGTAGTTTTGCCAGTACTTTTGACCTTTGTATGGCGTTGCAAGTTCGCAAACTTGGTCAGCTGGGACTTCTGAATTTACATAGCTATAGAACTTATCGCCTTTTTTTACCAAGTAACCCCAGTTAACTATCTCAATACCTATTGAAATTTTATCTAAGTGCATAAATGGTAAACTATTGGCTTTAAAAGGTGCGCTTGTTAGCCCTAAGTGATAAGCCCAATGCTCAGATTTAAAACCCTGATAAATAATGCCATCACGTCCAATAACTACACACGTACCTATTTTGCCGATTTTGTCATTTTCCCAAATTGCAAAAACATTATCGCCTTTGCCAGTACCAGCCGTGTGATGTAAGTACACTTGTTTTTTGGGTGCGACTTCTTTATAGTAGTCGTTAAATGCTATTTGTTTTAGTTTCATTGATTAGCTTGTTTAAATACCATTGTGCCTTGAGTAAATCTTCGTGTCCGTTTTTACGTTCATAACGCCATATATACTTTATTACATTGCCTTTTAAATAACCTTTAAAAGATTCTTGAGACATTGTGCTTTTAATTGCGTCAATACATTCGATTTCACCTTTGTAGTGTAGGGGGTTAATATTACTCATATTCTGTATGTCATTGCATTAATAGTTGTTGTTTCAACTTTATTTTTCATAGTACGTTCAGGGTTAATTTCTAACCATCGACCGCCCAAAGGTTTAGGAGTTGCACCACGTTCTACGTGCCAGCCACCCAACCCCTTGTTATATTCTTCTTTGTATGTAGATGTACGAACCATCAAAATATTACGCAATTTGACGTTTAATTTATTGTCTAAATATTCATTCGTATAAATAACCTCGTTGCATTCGTGTACGTGACCCATCCAAATCAAATCAGCACCCTCAATAAAACTCGACATTCTATTAAATTGAATTACGCCCTTCGTAACTGGTCCACCACCACCAGCACCGTGAAAATATTTTATTTTAAATGACTTTCTTATTGTTGCACATTCCTTAAATTGATAAACAATCCAACCACCATAACCACCTACTTCAATAGATGTATCACACTCCCTATTTAAACCAAAAACAAAGCGTTGTATTACGTCTGTTTCTTGACGTTTGATTATGTTAGTTTCGTGATTGCCATAACCAACTACTTTGATAATGTTTGCATAGGGTTTAAACCAATCAATTGCATCGTTTACAACGGCATCTAAGTAACTATTGACGTTGTGTTCGGGTCTTATGTCCGATTTACTTTTACGAGGGTCATATGCACCTTGCATCAAGCAAAAAGTATCTCCGTTTAATAGCACATCGTTACCACCTTTAAGTGCTAAGTCTAAATGTTTTTTAAGTAATACTCTATCACACTTAGGATTGTCCCAATGCAAATCACTAAGTAGTAGAACCTTTCTTTGTTCAAAAGGCACGGTTAAAATATGTACGTTGTTTTTCATTTGAAAAGAAATAGCGTCACAATTATTGAATAAATAGTGGCGTAAAATGAATATTTTTTTAAAGATTTTTGTTCTTGGTCGATTTCACAAATAACAAATTCCAAATCACTTATAATACTATCTTGTAATTCAATTAAAGTGCTATCTGTCGCAATCCTTTTTTGATAAATCAAATTTAATTCACGTGCTTTAGCCCCTTTAATTAGATAATAGTTTGCGTTCTTGAGAGTCGATGAGTCGATGGATATTGATTGTGCTATCGAGTAACTTGGTGCTATAAGGACTATCAAGAAAATACATAAATAACGTGTCATATCTTTTTTCTATTTTGATTTTTTGCGTGTTGATAGTTTTAATTTTTTCTTTGTAGACCACCTTGTAAGTAGTATCAACAAAGCTACGGGAAATATTAGAACCACCGCCCACATCACAAAGGAATGTCGCAATAGCTTTCAAGATAAGGCACAACACAACTAATTTCAAGCCCGTACCCAGCAATGACATCAGTTTTGCCGTCGATAAAAGGTTCTGCTTTTGCGTTGGTTGACCATCCGATTGATTCTTCATATGTGTTGCGTTTTAAAAGGGTTATAATGTCTTGTAAAATTAAAGCCGTGTCCGATAAAATTTCTATCAAGTTTGATTGACTTTCAAAATGTCGGTCAATAACCAGCATCAAAAATTGATAGGTTACTGTTTTACCCTCAGAATCAAAGTCAAAACCGTTAGGCACTAACCAAACTAAAGGATAGAATTTTACTTCTTCTTCTGCCATTGCATTCTCACCACAAAAAAAGTTATTTACTTGTTGGTGACTTTCTGCTGCCGTTTGGACTTGCTGAATTATTTGGTTTAGAGTCATTGATAAATTTTAAAAGTTTGGCTTCGTTTTTTTTTCTTACCTTGCCTTTAAGGTCGGATAAAATAATATCTTTCGTCGCAGTCATTGTTGTTTGGTAAATAAATGCCCCCAAAAACTTGTACGTCTTGAGGAAATATAGTATCACTTGTTGAACCACTATTCAAAAATAATGGAAATATATTGGTATTTGCTAATAAATAATCACGCAGTCTATTTGCATAGTACTCAGCTTTATCCCTATACCTTCTTTCAATCATTGTCATTTCGTCAATAGTAACTGGCGTTGCATTCTCACTATTACGACTTGCAACACTCTTATTTAGCATTTTAAAGGTCATAGGAAGCATTGATTCCGTCAATGTGTAGTACTTTAAGCAAGGTGCAATATAAGTGTCTAAAAGGTTGGTATTGTTAGCCGATAATGTACCAGCAAACGCTTGTGTTTGCAATTCGTTATACAAGCCACTACCAATAATATCACGAATGTAAATTTCTTGTGATTCTTTGATAGCAGATTTTAAAAGTTTATCGTCAACATTCTCGTTGATGGGACTTTCGGTCTTAAGATAAGTGGTCGATATTAAATAAACAAAGTTTGTCATAATTTCTTTCTAACTAATTTACTATTCCAAGCGTGACGGCAATGGTTAATGTGTACGTCGGTGTCAGGTATTGTGTACCACCCACCTCTTTCCTTCCAAACGTCTCTATCAACACGGCTTGAAATCGTGTCTATTTCTGTACGTGTGTAATATCTATTTAACCCTATCAATTGACGGCAAAAATCACGACTTGTATCTATCAATTCAGGCTCACCAGTAAAGGCAGCGTCCAAACCATACTCGTATCTTAACTCGATTTGAGTGTCTACACTTTTAGAAAGTTCACGTGTACCTTTTGTAGAAGTTGAAAGTTTGCCATTGTCTGAATTAATTAAGCCATCGTCAATCATTTGAGTGATTGCATCCATTATCTTTTGAGCGTCGATGTTAACGTACTTTGCAATCTCGCCTACTGTTATTCCATCGTTTGCATTTAAGATTTGTAAAATGGCAGTTTCTGATGCACTTGCAAATTCAAATTTACAAAGTTCATAGTCATTCTTTGATACCCCACACTCAGCAAATAAATTTAAAACATCTTGGTCGCTTTGCTTTTTAGACATTGCAACTTCTTCTACAATGGCAAAACCTAATTCTTTGCGAACTTCATTTTTATCAAGAATACCTTTTTCAAATAGTAAAATATAATCTTGTCCAATTGGTGGTTTGTTAGTCGTTTTCAATTTAGCATCAGCCATATATTGAAACACCACATTAAAAGACGAATCCTTTATTTTTTGGCGTGGTTCAATGTAAGAAGTTTGGAATAACTCGTAACCTTCGATTATCTCATTACGTTGCCCCAATGTACCGGGTGTTGCTATTCCAAAAATAACGGGTGTGCTTACTCTATGCCCTACAAAGATTTCTTCTTGAACTTGGTCGTTTAGTTGTTGAAATTGTTTGTCAAAGTCAGACGGTTGTAAGTTGGTAATTTCTGCAGGTTTTTCGTTCTGCTCATTATACATAATAATAAGACCACCACTTTCTTCAGCTTCTGCACCTTGATAGTTCTTTTTAAACCTACGTTTAGCAATTCGCATTTCTTCGGGCGTTGGTTGTCCCTTAAACATTTGAATTACTGTCTGTGCAAAAAATCCATTTTTGATATTACTCAAATAATAGTTACCTATCTCTACGTCAATTTCAATGTACTTTAAAGCACCGATATAAGATGGTAAAGGGTATTTTCCTTGACCAGCTCTATACATTTTAAAGGCATATACTTGCTTATTTTCCCTTGTTGTAGGGTTAAATAATGGGTATTCGATTACGGCTTCACGGCTATTTGACCAATCTTCTGAGTAATACGCACAATCTTTGCCTAATCTAACATTCTGAAATGGCAAATGATAAAGTTCTGCTATCTCAGTTTTGGCTTTATTCCATATCACTTCAATATAATAGCCATCAAATAGTTCAAAATCTTGTGAAATCTTAGTATTAAACGACTCGTAATCTTCAAATGCATTGATATTTCTTAACTTGTCAAATGCCTTTGCCTTGTTTAGCGTGTCATCTGCATAAATTTCAAATGATTCACCAGCAATATAAGACGATTTTTGGTTGACAATAGCGTTATGCTTAGGGCTTTTGTTGTAAAGGTCAATCAATTTTTGAGGGTATAAGTTATCCTCACCAAAAGTTGTAAACCCCTTTGTTTTATTTTCTTTAAATGTAGGCAAAGAAATACCAGCAAATGAAAGTCTATCGAGTGCGAACTTATTATTTTCCATTGTTTCCAAATTTATCTACGCTTGTGAATCCCAATGTTAGAATGACCACCCATTCTACACTTTCTATTAACTTATCGGTGTTGTGGTAAACCATAGCCCCTATCAAAGCAAAGCCACCTATAATGCCTATCACTCTCTTTGAGCTAAACTCCCCTTTATCACCTTTAAATATTTCAAATATTTTCATAATTCGTTTGTTTTTTTTATGTAGTAACGTATTGCAAATAAACCCGAAATGATTGCCACTAAACCAGCCAATGCCGAAATGATAGGTTGTGCCGTAGTACTAATGGATGCAAAGGCACTAACTACTGAAATTATGCTGCTCGAATCGGCTGCCGTGTCGTTATAGATTTTCATTTATTGGGGTATATTCAATGCGTTCAAGTTGTAAAAGTTGCTCATTAATTTCTGTAAAGTTTTCATCGTTTAAAACTTCCAAACCAACAATGTATCTATTCGAGCCATCTAACACAAATAGAAGTTCTGAACTATTATGTTGATAGCCGTTTAAAGCGTTGTATTGCTCGTTGTTTGGATGTAAAACTATTATCATAAAGATGTCAAATAAGTGTTTAATGCGTTATACAAATCTGTATTTTCAGAGGTCAAAGATGCACCCATTCCATAGCAAGATGCTTGAACTATAGAATAACTATTTCCGCCTCTCATTATTAATTGATTATTGCTATTTATCGAGGTTGACAATGCTGTGTTTGGAAATATAGTCAAATTTGTAATACAATCCACATCTAAGGAACTTCTCCTATACAATCCCGTTAAACCAACAACACTTACTTGTCGAGATGTGGTTAAAGGATTTGATGTATTTATTCGATTACCTATTGTACCGTGTGATAATATACAGTTTAAATTAGCCGTAATGACACCATCACTCGGATTTGTTCCTAACCCTTTTACTTTTTGCCACAAAAAACGAGAAGCATTATTTAAGGTATAATTCACGCCACTTGTTGCAGGATTAAAATTTGTTGAAATATAACTACTCGTTCCATTGCCTTGAAATCCTGTATTTGTAGTAAACGTAGGAGAATTTACTGCCGTGTATGTTGTTAATCTCTTCCAATCAATTAAAGCAAAATTTGAGTTTCCATCGGTTGCAAATACGCTAAATGTATCTAATTTATTCCATATACCAGCTGCTTTTAAATCTAACATTAATTGATTTTGTTTCGTGCGTTGACCTACACTTGGCAAGGTATAACCTAAACTATTCCCATAGTTTAAAACGGCTTGATAATCAGAATCAAAACCACCACTTAAACTTGCCGTTATCCCGTGAGTCGCTAAAATCATAATGCAATGTCTCCAAATAAATACCATTCATCCGTTGCAATCTTAATTAATGTTGCACCACTATATTGAGTGTTTAATTTTAATTTACCACCATTGCTTCTAACCGTAACGCCACCCGTTGCAACTATTGTTGTTTGACCAGCTCCATATTGCGAAACTAAAATTTGAGTCCCAATACTAAATGCAACAGAACTATTTAAAGGAATAGTTAAGTTGTTTGCAGTTGCTACGTTCATCTCTACCAATTTATCAGCATCGGTCAAAACAAGGGTATAACTTGCCGTTTGTCTATTTGCAACAATTAGTTTATTTGTTTTTAAATCAATTGCAGTTTGCGTTGCAGTACTTACTGGCTTGTTGGCATCCGAAGTATTATCCACATTGCCTAAACCGACTGCCGTTTGATTTAACGTTGCAAATGTCTTATCGCCACGATAATAATCTGCAGAAGTTGTTGCGGTAATTGTTGGTTCAACTGCTATATTCCCACTACCTAAAAGTGTAGTTGAATTTATTGTCTTAATGTTTGTTGCACTTACAAGGGTTGCTTGTTTAGCATCCAATGCCGTTTGTGTTGCACTTGAAATTGGTTTGTTAGCATCACTTGTATTGTCGACATTGCCTAAAGAAATATCAGTTTTATTTAATACGACTACGCCAGTTTTGGCGTTTACGCTTTGCACGGCATTTTGTGCTGCAAAAGTTACTGTGTCATTCACATTATCATAAGTCAATGTTAAATTACTACCAGCGATTGCGTAATCTTTAAAATCTTTATTTGCCATATACTAATGTTTTGCCATTTTGTGTTAACAATTCTGAACCTATATTACTTAATAAGACAAAAGATTGCACCCCTTGACTAATTATTTTTTGTACATTAGTCGGGTTATACGTTTTTGAATTAATCGTTATAGTTATTATTTTTTGCATTAACTTGGGGTATAAAATACTTCTGCCGATTCAACTAATTGAACTTTTAAAATACCACTTTCTACTTGCTCATTTGCAAGTGTTGGGTTTAAATTTACACTCGATGTTTGTGCATAAACATCGTACATATATTCACCTTCAAAAAAGTTATATGTATTTTCATTAACCGAAAATTTATTATATCGGTCAGTAAAGGCACTTGTATCGGTCAAAAGAAAGGCATACGTTTTAAAAGTTTGTAAGTGCGTAACGTAAAACAAAAACTTAGGATTGCTGATAGTGACTTTCTCGGTCAATGTCAAGTACCAAAATTTCGTTTCGCCTTTAGTGATAAGTAGCATTATAAGTATATTAGCAAATAACCTAATTTGTTACAATAAAAAAGGGGTGACCTAAGCCACCCCCCACATATGAAAACAAGACAGAAATTAAAGTCCTAATGTAGTCACTACGGAACTTTGCAATTTATATGGAGCTTCGATGTCCAATGATTGTAGAGTAATTTCGTAACCAGTACTATCACCAAACGCAGCACCAGTATTCGCAACCATTGAACTAACATCACAACCTGATTCTTTACCTACCAACCAATACTCGTCATTGTTGGTTTTTACGATAGTGAATACACGTCCTTGAGCTAACAATTTTAACTCATTACGCTTTGTTGTTGACAATCTACGTAACTTGAAAGCGATGTCACATTGGTTAAAAACCGTGCCATTTTCAACAGATACGTTGGTTGTGTTAGTCATTGATGCAGTTGCCTTAGGGATGTCATAGAAATAAACATCCCCACTTGCTACTGATGTTGCCGTAACTTCACCACTTGCAACTGTAAAGCCAGTTTTAGCCCAGTTAACAAGATAGATAGATTTAACGCCACCG